GCGCGTTCGGCGGGTTTTTTATTCCCTTTCCATTCAGCCGTAACGGAATCGATTGTTTCAGTGTCAAGCCCTTCCTGTTCAAGCATAGATTTAAAAACCCCTTGCATTTTTCGTTCTGCTTGCCTCGTCGCTTTAGAGCTTGCTTGAGAAACAATAGCGTCTATATCCACATTAACCGCTTGTGGCTGCGTGTTTTCCGGCTGCTGTGCCGTGTTGTTGATGTCTTCCATTTTTATCCTCCATTTATAGCCCGTCGGCTATCCGTTTAAGGCTCGTCAGCCGTGTTGTTATTCGTATATCGTTATATATGGTGATGTATCATGTGCTATTGCTAAATATCGATTATTATTAGACCAGGCAGCACCACGCCCTGTGCCTGATGGCGGTATATCCGGATCATCAATCGCAATCGGTACACCTGTGCTCCAATCGTACACAATAACAAATGGAGACGTTCCATACGCTATCGTTAAATATCGTCCGTTTGATGACCAGCTTATTCCGTAGCCCGTATAACTTGGTAATGTGCTCGGATTGTTGATTTTAGGCGGATTGTCAAGGCTCCAATCATAGATTGTAATATACGGCGCACTAGAGTGTGCTACAGCGAGATAGTGAATATCTGGTGACCACGCCACACCGTTTCCGACACCAACAGGATTCGACGCAATGCTTGCCCTAACTGGAACGCCTGTGGCCCAATTATATATCACAACATATGGCGTAGATGTACACCCTACGGCCAAATATTTACCATCTGAAGACCATGCGACTGAACGGCCACCACCTGCCGGCAATGATGATGGATTGTTTATTTTTGCCGGAACGCCAGTAATCCAATCATAAATTGTGACATATGGAGAATTAGTGTGCGCCACTGCGAGATATCTATTGTCTGGCGACCACGCTATACCATAGGCCGCACCTGCTGGCAATGATGACGGATTATCGATTCTTGCCGGAATGCCTGTGTTCCAATCATAAATTGTTATGTATGGGGTAGATTGAATCGCCACTGCTAAATATCTGCCATTTGGTGACCATGCTATTCCGTAAGCTCTACCACTTGGATATGGGTCTGGAGTTTCCAGTCTCACAGGTAAACCCGAATCCCAGTCATAGATTAGTATAAATGGTGTTGTGTAAGTTGCCACCGCCAGATATCTATCGTCCGGCGACCATGTCGCGCCGTATCCGGCACCGGTAGGCAATGCAGCAGAGTGGTTTATTTTCGTAAATGTAAATGGGATTTTTGATAATTGGGATACTATATTCCACTTTCCAATCAATTCACTACCCCCATTAACCACAACTGGCCTGTAATATCTCCGGTTGGTATAGTAGTTGTCCTATGTGTTACAGTATCCGTTGACGTATTAGTCTCAATTTGTGCAGTGATGTGTTGCCCAGTAGGAAAAATTGGATCGACCACCGCTCGATCATTCGCAGTCACTCCTGTAATTGTCGTAATTTGCTGAAATCCATTTGTAACTGCGGTCCAGCTGCTTAATGGAAGTGAGATTACACCGCCATCCCTGAGTTTTATTGAGCCTATTGTTGTCTGCAATGATGCAATATTCGCCGCATTGTTTACGCTCCGGGTCTCAGTCTCATTTAATATTATCCATTTTGCCGTCGCTTCATTTCTTAAATCTGATATGTCAGCTTCTGCTGCGTTCATATCAGATTCCAGCGCATCTATGCGTAATACATCTGACGGATCAAAACTTTCGCCCTGTGGCCCTTGGGGACCCTCAGGCCCCGTCTCACCTTTCTCCCCCTGTAATCCTTGGGGCCCAGGATCGCCTTTATCTCCTTGCGGTCCAGTTGGACCCTCAGGCCCTATTGGCCCCTGTGCGCCTGTGGCTCCGGGGTCTCCTTTAGGGCCTTGAATCCCCTGGGGACCTTCTGGCCCGGCAGGACCTTCATTTCCGGGATCACCTTTTACACCTTGAGGGCCTTCCGGACCAATTGGACCCTGAATGCCTTGTAACCCCTGTGGACCTTCCGGGCCTTGAATCGTGCCAACATTTAACCAATCAAGATCAGTGGCCGACCAAACAAATAGATCTCCCGCAACTAAATATGCGTCTCCAATTTGCCCGGTAGGATGAGCGGCAACTAATTCCGCTAACGTATCAAAACTACCTAATATTGTTACCCCTGTACCGTCTTTGCCCGTTTCTCCCTGCGGTCCCTGTGGACCTTCTGGGCCTGTTAATCCTTGGATACCTTGCGGTCCCTGCGGGCCAGTTTCTCCTTTATCTCCCTGGGGGCCTGGGGGACCTTGCGGACCTGTTGCGCCAATATCTCCTTTTAGACCCTGCGGCCCCATAATATTCTGCGCTGTTGGAGATGTTGTTGATGTTGACCTGATCCATGATATGACGCCGGTTGACGATACAGTGGGGCGCCATATGTCATCGCTGCCTGTTCCTCCACCTCCGCCGCCACCGATGCTTTCCCACGTGCCCCCAATCAGACCTTGCAATACGCCATTGTCCCATCGGATTGCCATTATTGCGAGTGCTGCGTCTGATGGAGTCTGTACATATTCGTAATTTGGCATCGGCGTTACAGGAGGAATGCCGGGGGAATAACCGCTTTCGGTAACTTTTATCACAACCTCATTGACTGTTCTCCTGTCCCCGGCAAATACCGAAATATTAATATCACCGGTATCTACTAATAATTCGTTTGGGAACTGTCCGATGTCGTCAACTAGTGGAATATGTATCGGTGCAAATGAATCTTTTGAGAATATTGCGGTTTTATTTAATCCCTCCCAATCTCTTGTAAAATTGAACCTTGCAAATATGTAATTTTGGTTATTGCTAGGTATCGATTGATCAGCCGTTCTGCTTATTAGCAACGATGATACGTTAAAAGGTATAAATATGTTGTTGTTCATTTTCGCACCACCTTGCTATAATTTTCCGATACCGTCAACGTATACACGTTGCATCTCTGGCTGTAATCCCATGGATTTTGCGAATTTGTTGTATTCGGCAAGCTGCCCTCGATACATAGCTTTAGATGATGTATATGCCTCATCATTTCCCCCGGATTTATATCCATTAGCCAAAGCGCGTTGTTTTTTCATCGCAACTTCCATGCTTCGCATTTGCTGTGTTGCTTGATCACGATTAAACTTTCTTATTGTACCGTCCCGGAATTCAAACTCTTTTTCTTTGAGTTCCTGCTTTTCCTTTTCGGCTAATTCTGCCGGTGTATAGTTTGGAGTTTGAACCTCTGGGTCGAAACCGCTAAAAGAATGCCGGCAATTTGCCCCGTGCAATCCTCTTACATCTCCATATCCTGTAGTGTCGATGAAATCTTTATAGGATTTATCCGATTCCGCTGTATCTCGAATCATGGTAGATAAATTAAATCCGTTTAAAGCATATATAAAGCCTTGCCATGCAGCGTGGTTGTTTATACCCTCACCTGTTCTGGCCGTAGAATGCCAGCTGACCTGCACATGCTTAACGCCTAAGTCTGTTATGTTTTTTATGGATACCTGCGCAGATATTTGTCCCATACCTGTCATTACAGCCCTGCGTGTTGCCACTTCTACGCTATCAGTTCGTTTTTCGTATTTGACAGTGCGCAGTCCACTTTCCACCATTTCTCGCACTACGTTTTTTATCGCTTGATCGTATGACATTGCCCCAGTCGATACAATAAACTCTGTCTCATCTAACTTTTTAACAAAAAAATCTCTTAACTTTAGGAATTCGCCAGTCTCGCTCCTGAAGCCTATGGTCTGTGTCAAGTTTGTAAACTCTTCTTTTGTCTGGTTAGCCATAGATTGAGTAATCTGTTGCAGCCAAAGGTTTTCGCTATATGGTACCATTGGTATACCTTTTGCCTCAAACAATTTTTCGTCATATATATAAGCTTCCTGCGCGGCATCTTCATATAATCTTCCGATCTCAATAAGTGTGCGCCCTGTGGCGGTGGATAATTCCTGTCGATAATTTGTTTCGAACTGTTTTATCTCTGACAGTCTATTTAACTGATATTCCGACGTGGAAGAAAGTTTATTCATTCGGTTTATACGTCGCGCTACGTCCGCTATGATTTTATTTTGCACATCAAATAGTAAATTTGATACTTTGAGAGGTAAAACTTCGTAGGATTCTGGGGAAATCATAATGCTTCTTCGCTTTCTTCAATTTCGGGAAGCATCCCGCCGGCCTCCGCGATGTCCTCATCAGTGAGCATGGAGAGATATTTAAGATTTTTTTGCGCTACGGCCAAGGTCTGTTCCGGCTTGATTACCCCTGCACTTTGCAATGCTATCAATGTACCAAGTTCGCCTTTAACTTCGGCTTGTTGCTCTGCTTGATTGACAATTATGCTATCATCCCAATCGATGGTAAGTTCAACTTCGCTGATCGGTGCAAGCTGATATCTCCACATAATATCAAGCATATTTGGTAACAACTGTTCTGTTAGGAGTTCGTCCCACGCGTTTTGATGAGACGATACTGTTTGCCAGTATCTTTCCTGGCTTGCCGTAACTTCCGTGGCCGTTTTTGCAACGGATGCGGGATCTGATATAATCCCATAACTAAAGGATATATTTAGCTCTAAATCTCGCTTTAGTGCATCATCACCCCTGCGTAATGGCTCATCGCGAAACTCAGGGCTATAAGTCTCAGGCTTCGACATTAGAGTGCTATCTATGCTGGTATTAATGTATAATCGTTCATTGCCATTCGGTATATCGAGTTTTACTTCTCCCTCTCTAGGGTTAAACGCATTCTTTGGCCCAACATCGCGCCACATATCAGCCGGGGCAAACACAGCGCGTTCACCGCTTTCGTACTCCCACCGAATCATTGCCTTTTGTTTGTCTAAATCTTCGATATTTTTTATGGCCCGTGAAAATATCGCGACTCCTTCAGGCGCGTTTTGATCAATATGATTGTTGAGTGGTACTTTAAATACACAAAACCATGGTCTCTCCACCGCTGTAAAGGTGATTGATGTCGGCAATGTCTCCCATTCCGGTACTTCTGTAATGTTTATCTCCTTGCCTATGCTATCTTTCTCTTTTGACACAAATGCTCGATGCTCGATTATATATTCTTGTGTGTCATCATAATAGTTGCAATATTTTAAAAGTGTATAAAAATTATCCTCAGCGTTTAACCCGTATATAAACACTACTCCAACAGGTTCATTTCGATCATTAACGCGAATAATCCTAAATTCGTTGTTTTCGACCACGTTGATGTCGATATCGCCGTGATTTGGGGCAAGGTCAAGGATAAGCGTACCGTTATAATTTGCTTTTTCGGCTGTTAGTTTAAAATTGCGGAAAAATGAACTAAATTGACGCTCGATGTATTCCACGGTTTGACTATTGCCGCTGAATGATGGATTAACCTCCACGGTAGTTACCATAGCGAGTTCCGAACAGATAGTAGCAGCTAAGTGTCTGGATGGATATTTGGCCTTTCCATCTTTATCGCGTTCCATGTTCCACGGCGCGTTCCCCATGTAAAGATCGCGCCAATTTGCCTGTTCCTGCAACATTTCGGCGGACGTGATCGTTTCTATATTTAGTTTATTAAGGGCCTCTTCAATCGTTTTTGATCCCATCATGCCGCGAAACCATCCTTTTATGCTGGATATTATACCCATTCGATCACCATCGTTTACTGTCCTCTTCTTCTCCACACGGATTCCATCGCATAGCGCGTTGCATCAATAAAATCATCCCCTTCGTCGGGATAGCCTGTGATTGGATTATCTTCTTTGTCCCGTAAGTACTCGTAAGTCAAAAATTGCTCCGCTGCATTTGGACATCGTGCTTTATCTATAACTATTTCGGTTAATCCTTGCAGCCATTTAATGCCAGCCTCAATGCTTCCGGGCCCTTTTATTGCTGCATACATCCTAAA